TCGTATTGCTATGTTTATTGCTCAAGTCGGCCACGAGTCAGGCGGTTTGACGCACACAAAAGAAAATCTTAATTACAAAGCAGCACAGCTATTAAAGATTTTCCCAAAATATTTTGAAAATGCTAATCCAGCTGATTACGAACACAAACCTGAAAAAATTGCAAATCGTATCTATGCTGGACGCATGGGTAATGGTTCAGAAGATACAGGTGATGGTTGGAAGTTTCGTGGTCGTGGCCTTATCCAATTGACAGGTAAAGAAAACTATACTAGATTTGCAAACGAATTAGGTATGGATCTTGATGCGGCTGTCGATTATCTTGAAACACCAGAAGGCGCAGCAATGTCTGCTGGCTGGTATTGGAATGATAGACATATTAATGATGCAGCTGACAATGGTGATGTTGAGAAAGTTACTCGCAGAATCAATGGTGGAACTATTGGCCTCGAAGAAAGAACAGCTCTTTACAACGAAGCTCTTTCGACTTTCGCATAATTTTTTACTTTACATTCTAATCAACACGAGGTATTATAATAATATGCCTCGTGTTTTTTCATGGAGATTTTATGACTAAATTTTATACAAGCGTGTTCTCACGTGGTGATCGTATCTATCTTCGTGGTTATGACATGGGGCTTCCTGTTAAAGAAGTTATCAATTACAAACCATATCTTTTTATTCCAAGTAAAGATGGCAAATATAAAACACTTGATGGTCAATCAGTTGCCAAGATGGATTTTGATAGCATCAGCGATGCACGTGATTTTTCGAAGCGTTATGAAGACGTTGATAACATGCCAATTTATGGCTTGACGAATTTTATGTATATGTTCATCTATGATAATTACAAGGGCGAAATTGATTATGATCCTAAGTTAATCAATGTAGTATCAATTGATATTGAGTGTAAATCAGATAATGGTTTCCCGAATATCGCAGAAGCCGATCAGGAATTGACTGCTATCACTATCCGCTGTAAGGGCGCGACAGCAGTATTTGGTATGGGAGATTTTAAAACTAATGATTCGAACATCAGTTACATCAAATGCAAAGACGAGTATCAACTTATTGAAAGATTCTTACAGGTATGGCAATCACCTAGCTGGTCGCCAGATATCGTTACGGGGTGGAACATCGAGTTCTTCGACATCCCATATCTTATCAACCGTATCAAAAGACTCTTTAATGAGAAGGAAGCTAAGAAACTCTCTCCTTGGGGTATGATCAATGAACGCGAGATCGAGTTCCGTGGTAAGAAAAATCAAACCTATGACATCGTCGGTTTGTCAACTTTGGATTACTACCAACTCTATCGTAAGTTTTCTTTCGGCAATCAAGAATCATACAAATTAGATTACATCGCTCAAATTGAACTTGGCGAAAAGAAGGTTGATTACCGCGATCAAGGATATAAAGATTTGACTGATCTTTATAATCGCAATCATCAGTTGTTCATTGAGTATAATATCAAGGATACTGTTCTTGTTGATAAACTTGAAGACAAGCTGAAGTTTATTGAACAGGTTATGGCTATCGCTTATGATGCCAAAGTCAACTATGATGATACAATGACTACCGTTCGTTCTTGGGATGTTATCATTCACAACTACCTTCTTGATCAAGGCATTGTCATTCCACAATTTAAGAAACAACCAGATGATGATGTATTAGTTGGTGGTCATGTTAAGGAACCGAAGATCGGCTTGAGTAAGTGGATTGTATCGTTCGATTTGAACAGCCTGTATCCTCATCTTATCATGCAATACAATATCAGCCCTGAAACTTTTGCAGGTAAAATTGATTTTCCTTCTATCGATTATATGTTAAAAGGAACTTGGGAATATCGTGATGCTTCTTTTTCATATGCTGCAAATGGTTGCACTTATCGTAAAGACAAACAAGGTTTCCTCCCAGCACTAATGGAGAAGATGTATAATGACCGCTCGATGTATAAGAAAAAGATGCTCGAAGCCAAAAAGAGCTACGAAAAGACCAAGTCTAGTGAAGATGCCAAAGCAGTCTCGCGTTACCACAATATGCAACTTGCGAAAAAAATTCAGCTCAACTCTGCTTACGGTGCCCTTGGGAATCAGTTTTTTCGATGGTTCAACTTCAAACACGCTGAGGCAATCACGACCAGCGGTCAATTATCAATTCGATGGATTGAAAAGAAGATGAATGAATACATGAACAAGTTGTGTAAGACGACTGGTTCAGATTATGTTATTGCTTCAGATACTGATTCGATCTATGTTACATTCGAGAAGCTAATCCCAGAAGGTAGTGATGAACTTGAAGCTGTTAAACTGATTGATAATTTCTGCGATCGTTATATCCAGCCATTCATGGATAAGTCTTATGATGAATTGGCTGGCATGATGAATGCATATCAACAGAAGATGCAGATGAAGCGTGAGACCATTGCTAACAAAGGTATTTGGCGTGGTAAGAAAATGTACATCCTCAATGCTTGGAACGTTGAAGGCGTTCAGTATGATAAGCCAAAGCTGAAAATCAGCGGTATTGAAGCTGTTCGTTCTTCGACTCCGCATGCTTGTCGTGAGAATATTAAAAATGCTCTTGAGATTGTTATGAATAAATCTGAAGATGAATTACAAAAGTTCGTTTCAGATTTTCGCATCAAGTTTCTTGAACTTCCGTTTGAGGATGTAGCATTTCCACGTGGTATTAAAAATATGTGGAAGTATAAGGATGCTTCTAACATTTATAAATCAGGAACGCCGATTCAAGTTAAGGGTGCATTGCTTTTTAATGATCTACTAAAGAAGCATAAATTAAATAATATCATGCCCATCACTGATGGTGATAAGATTCGTTTTGCTTATCTTAAAACACCAAATCCAATTCAAGATACTGTTATCGCAGTGCCTGAAGAATTGCCAGCTGAGTTTAAATTGGATAAGTATATTGACCGAGACTTACAATTCGAAAAAAGTTTCCTTGACCCACTACGTTCTATAACGGAGGTAATTGGATGGGAAGTAGAGAAAACATCAACACTGGAAGGATTTTTTACATAATGAATAATGAAGATTTTGGTTTCAGCTTAGTATCAGAAGCAGAGTTAAAGAAGCATGAAGAAATGCTTAAAAAGAAAGTAGAAGAGCAATCTAAAATTGTTGTAAAATCAGCATTAGATAATCAAGCTAAACTACAAGGGTTGATTGATATGGTAATGCCATTGCTCAATAACCTTACAAAAGATCCAGAAAAAACTTATATCCTCTGGCCAGATCGTGCTGAGAAGATGACAGCATTCATCAAGAAGATAACTGATTACGTAGACAATGCTTAACATAATTACAATCCTGGTATCATTTACAATATCAGGAGTATCGGCATATTTTTCAATTATTGGTTTGACAGCTATCTTCTCTGCTGCATATTATCCTATCATCGTGATGGGAACGGCATTGGAAGTAGGTAAGCTAGTTGCATCAACATGGCTGTTTCATAATTGGAAACAATGTCCATGGTTGTTAAAAATATATCTAACAATAGCTGTATCCGTACTGATGGCAATAACCAGTATGGGTACATTTGGTTTTCTTTCAAAAGCACACATCGAGCAAAACATAGAAATTACAACTGGTAATGCAGATGATGCTCAAATTGTACAAACTAAAATTGATAGTGAACAAGCAGCTATTGATGATTTGAATAAACAGATTGCACAAATTGATGCTGCTGTTACAAAAATGACAGATAAAGGTCAGGCTGCTAGTTCTCTACAAGCTGCTGATAAACAGAGGAAAATTCGTGATGGGCTTACACAACAAAAGAGTCAACATACAGAAACTATCGGAACACTCAAGTCACAGAAAGTTAAACTTGACTCGAGTATCAAGAAACTCGAAGCGGAAGTTGGTCCAATCAAATACATTGCAGCGGCATTATATGGAACCAGCGGATCTGATAATCTTGAAGTGGCTGTTCGTTGGGTTATATTCTTGCTCGTTATTGTATTTGATCCTCTCGCAGTTGTATTATTATTGGCCGCTAATCATGGGATGAATATTCGCTTGACAAATAAAGAAAAACGTAGTATATTAATAATTGGACCTGAAATATTTGGAGAAGACGATGGCACTGAAAGACAAGTTAATCAAGAACAGCACGATCAATCTAACATCGACGCTGACCGACAGTAAGATTTTTACAAAGAAGGATATGATTCCAACATCAGTTCCTATGATCAACGTAGCGTTGTCAGGAACAGTTGACGGCGGTATTACTCCTGGACTAACTATGTTGGCTGGACCATCTAAACATTTTAAAACTGGTTTCGCTCTTCTCCTTGCTTCTGCTTATTTGAAGAAGTATCCAGATGGCGTTATCCTTTTTTATGACTCAGAGTTTGGTACTCCTCAGTCATACTTCACTACGTTTAAGATTCCATTCGATTCTGTTGTTCATACTCCAATTACTGATATTGAAGAACTCAAG